CTATTCAAAGCTAACAGTCATGCCCTGTTCATATGAACCGAGGACGTACATATCTTCGTGCCAACATCCCTCATCCTGATCAAATCGGTAGTAGAATATATCACCATCATCATCGACCATTGGCGCTGTAAATATGTCATTGCAAGGAGTACCTTCTTTCCAGTAGGTCATCTCGTCTTGACCTGTCATTGGGCAGAATATTTCTCCCCACTCAACACCGTTTGACCATTCTAAACGTTTCATTACTCTTTCCCCCAAACTAATTGGTATAAATTCCTTTCAATCACCAGATACTAAAAAAAATTAAAGGAGGTAGTTCATCAATTGACAACAGATAAAAATCTCAAATCTAATTCTGAGTGTCCACCAGATTGTAACTTACCAGATCCACATTTCCCGCCAACGGATGAAGTCCCTCACCCACCCACTCCTTGGCCACCACACAGCCTCGATCCTCATCCACCAACCCCTGTACCACTCCCCCCAATCAATCCTCATCCACCAACGATACCACCCGTAAACAATCCTTCCGGACCACCACATCCTTGGTGAGACCACTCGATCCTATGGAGGATCGAGTGTGTTGTTGTCAGAATTCGGAAACAATACACAATATGGTAAAATGATAGAAATATGCTCTATCAAAAGGAGTGATATATTATGCAGAAATCGTTTTATCATCTCGTGCCGTGTAGCCGATCAGCTAGGTTAGTTAGAAAGTTTCGACGACACGGCATAATGTTTGCGGTTGAAACTATCCGAAACAACGATAACGTCTGTTTTGTTTTTCCTGATCTGCCTGTTAAGCAGTATCATTACGTGCATTTGGTGTTTGGAAGGGCTGGTGAAGCTTATCCGGTCAACCAATCTTCATCATCTTCGTAAAAATCAAAAGGTGTACAACGTGAATCATCTCTAATATAAGTAGTCCATTTGTTACCACATTTGCATGTCATATGAGCTACTATTGACCATGGACATTGACGCATCAGATCAATTCGTCTGACCTCCCGACCTTGTGAACCACAATCTAGGCATTTAAATTCGTGGAACCTACTCATGATGTCACCTCATCTCATTCGCATAGTCCATAGGCACTGGAGCAAGCAGGTACGTTTTCAAAATCTATTGCTTTTACCAAATCGTATTGCTTGCCGCCATAGGCTGTTTTTGACCACTCGACAACTCCATTAATATCACTCCAACCACCAGCTCCATCTGGAGAGAAAAAGAACGTTACACCGCCACGTTTCGAGGCCATTGCTACAAATTTCTCCCACTCAGATACCCTTTCGATTTCTTGAGGAAAACGTCTTGCAATCTCAAACAGTTCAGATTTATAGCAATTGATGCATGGCATACAACCAACAAGGTCCATTCCCAATTTATATAAAGGATTCGGTTCTATACCGTGTTTCTTATGAATCGCGAATACGTCATCAATCGTCCAATGTAGTAAGGGCCTGTAAACTTCAAACCCTTCGCTGGTAGATTCTCGCTCTAATAGTTTTGCTCGTGCTGAACTCTCTTGAGCACGTACACCTTGCCAACTACATATATCGTTTCCCTCTGCTAAGATCGGCAGATAAACCTACTGCTCAATGGGTTCGATTTTAAAAATTGAGTACAAAATCTTGCTTTCGTAGAAGGAAACCGTCCTTTCCAAAGGCAAAGGTCGAGAAAAGGAATTCCAGTTGGATACAATGTTTCTAAAGCCTGTTGAATAATTTCTTCTGATATTCATTCCTTCATCGCGCCATTTGGTAACTACCGTTATGCGTTTACGAGCGATCTGATCTGTGAAATCGGGCTTTACTCTTTTGATAGGTCCTAGTTGTTTCTCCAAATAATCAAGATACTCATAAGCCATCGTGTGTTAATGGCCCGTATCTGCAAAGACTGGTTGGCGATCGATTTTTTGTATTCTTTAATGCTGAAGGAAAGTCATTTTATCCAAAATCCCCATATCTTTGGTTTCGGTCTTTCTTAAAAAAACACAATTTACGTTATATACGTTTCCATGACTTGCGACACACTTCAGCAACGATTCTAATTAATCAGGGAGTACACGCCAAAATAATTTCCGAACGCCTTGATCATGCAAGTATCGCTACCATAATGAATGTTTACGGCCACGCCCTCCAATCAGCAGATAAAGAGGCTGCAAGAATCCATATTTCAACCCAAAGTTTCTAGCAATACAAAATAAGACACCAGATCAATTCATCCGGTGTCTTTTACTCTCTTATGCTATAGTTTTAGGAATTTGGTCAACAAGTCATCATTTTGATACCTGTTACACCCTAAGTTCAATCGCTGTTATACAGCCAAATCCATTGTTATATCAACCTTTTAAGGCACCTGCTTCTTTTTTAGTAAGTAACGCTACGCTTTCTACATGCCCCGTATTGGGACATAGCTGTTCTACCTTGAATTATGTGTTACTAAAGTGCGAAAAACCAAGGTAGAATAAGCTTTGTTTTGTAACATCTCTCATTCTAGTTTACCCCAAAAACTTAATGGCGTTGTCAATTTGGTTTTCAGTTGTCAGTCCCTTTTCAATATGAAAGGGGCTTTCTTTTTCATCCTTGTATCTTTTCTATCCTTGCACATAGCTCGTGCTGCCATTCTGTGTATCATTTGTCACGCTGGCAATTAAAGATAAGTTTTTGAGTTTCGCAACCTCCCAAGCTCTTTTAGCGTTTGCACTTAGGCAAGGGATCATTTCTGTCATTTCCGAGTCAGTAAGTTCTCTGGTCTTATTAATAACCCACAATTCTGCCATGCGTTGGTGAACGATCCACATCTGCACCATCTCCTTACTATTGATAGTAAAACTGATGTTTAGAGCCTTTGCAATACGAATTGCAACCGGCAGGGTAGGTAAACTTTCTCCCCGCACGATTTGGCTCATTGCAGAAGTAGATAATCCTACGTTCACACAGCCATCTCTGCTTAATCCCTCGCTCCCCTAATATCTCTTTCAACTTACTTCGCATAAAATCACCCCATGGCTCACTTCACTATAGGGCTTGTCGAATCCTTTGACGAGGAAATGGAAGTTTTGACGAAAAAAGCCCCCATACAGGGAGCCTTACTAACTTAGCAACTATTAATTTCCTTCTGGTGGTCCCATACGTTCTAAAGCTCGATTTCCTTCTACTGGTCCTAAAGAACCTATGCCTGGCCCGTGACTGTCCTGACGTCTCATTACTACTCCTCCTTTATATGTATTGTTAATCGTAATTACCATATTCTACAAAAAAGCACAACCCTTTTTCGGTAATCCGTTAAAGAGTTGTGCTGTACCCCTGTTCCCGCAGGCAATACATTGTATGTAAATCTAAGAGGTACTGTTATTGGGTGCTACCAGCAAAACGGGGTCTTGACCATCACCAGCAGGAGTTTTTACGCTTCAATTTACTCAGCCTTTGCTTCAGGGTGTTTCTTGTTTTGCATTTTTTCTAACAACTCCTGTAGCAGTTTGTTCACTGTATCAGCATCATCCGCTACTTTAATCTGTTCGATGATATCTAGCTTTTTCTTGGTTGCTTCATCCACTTCTACTTTTTCGTGCTGGTCAATTAGCTTCTGAAAATCATAAGCTAGTTCATTGGCCTACGATTTTTACTGATGCCGAACCATCAGGATTTACAGTTTCTTGAATTAAACCTTGTGATTTCATTTCATTGTACCTTTGCTCCGCTTCTGCCTGTTCCTCTGGTGATATGTCTCCCATTTCTATAGTTTGCTCATGGTAAACGGCGTCATGTTTATTATCATGTTTATCATCGGCTCGCTCCTGAATTAGCATAAAAGCCGCAGCTGGCACAATGATGGCAAGTGCTAACGACCCAATTATCAACTTTAATGGTTTTTTATTCATTAGAATCAAACCCCCATAATTAATTTCTTTGGTAAGCAGTTAACTTACACATTTATTGTAATTCTTGAACCTTAAATGAACCTTAAATAAAAATTTTAGTTATTTGAATCAATTTCATAAAGGCTTTTTTCAAAAATGTTAGACTATCCCTACGGGATCTATGCTATTTTTTTGAAAAAATTAAGCTACTACTTTCATCCTACTTGCCAGTTCCTTACGAATTCGATCCACTGCTAACTTGGATGCATTATAAACAAGAGTAACCAAATCAAAATGGACTTTTGCCCTCTTTCCTGTGCGATATCGGACATTGTTTAGCTGAAAGAACTCCTTCAAATAAGCATGTACTCGCTCCACGGCTGTTCTCTGGTTATATAGTTCTTCCCACGTTTTTGTTCCTCTGGCTGGCGCGGTGTACTTTCGAAGATCGGTTTCAGCCTTGATTTTATAGACTTTTTGACAGAGAGAATCCTGATTCAATGGACAGTCCTTACATTCTTTTGGCCGTACAAATTTCAACGTTTTGTACTTCTTATCATAACTGTCGTAACGATAAGAGCATTCTCGGACACAAGTTGGCGCAAAATGTGAATCGAAACCAATGATTTCTCCTTCATTCCGCTTGTTGTAAGCAATAATCGCTTGTGCGTTCATTCGTCCGATTTGTTGATAAATCGGGACATAGTCATATCCCGCATCCATGATTCCATATCGCATGTGATTGGGCAGAACAGTTTGAATTCCTTTCAACAAAGGAATCGCTGCTTTCCCATCGTTCATACTTCCAGAGGACATGAGGGAGCAAAGAATATATTGACTTTTCGTACTGACTGCAAGATGAGCTTTGTATCCAAACCAAAACATGTTCTTTCCATGCACTATTTTTCTTAATGCCCCAATCAGGTTTGATAGGAACTTGGGACCGTAGGTCCTCCAACGTCACATCCAGTTGAGCTGCAATGGTTTTTTCATATAAGGACTTCTGGGCTTCCTTTTCTTGCTTTTGCTTGTCGTAGATATCTTTTTCTGCTTTTGATTTACGTCCGCGTTTTTTCAATTCTGGTTTCGTCTTTTTTTCTTTTGCCACACCACGATCACGGGATTCAAAATGGGTTGCATCGATGGCAATTGCTTCATCGCCTATGAACCCTTCCTGAATTGCTTGCAAGAGTAACTTGTCCTGTTACTTTTTCGAGGTGTGCTGTTTCAGAAAGCTTATGAACCAGACGAGAGTACGATGCCTCGGAAGGAAGACTGTCACAAAATAGAAAACCGCATTCCATTCGAAAGATAAAGTCATGTTTTAAACGTTTCCGCAAATCTTTCACAGTGGGAATCCGTTCTACGATTCGAGCGACCAGAGAATACAGCATGGCAGCATAATTCAACTCAGTAGGAGCTCCATAGATCGATTTTTTGGAAATATAGAAAAGAATCGGTTCAATGTCAAGAGTAGAGAAAATAGCCTCAAAACGTTTGGGAGGTTCTAAGTCGAATAATTCTTGTATATCAAATAGGCTTCCTTGTTTTATAATAGACACTGGGAGTCACCACCACCTCTTAAGTTTAGATCGCTCTTAACTTATTAGAGATTTGGGGAGGTACTCCTTTTTCTATGCTCAAAAACTCTTGAGTCCGTAGGGCTCTGATTTATGAAATTCATTCATTTGAATCAATTTCATAAAATCACGGGATTCAAAATGGGTTGCATCGATGGCAATTGTTTCATCGCCTATGAACCCTACCTGTAATTCGTTCTACGATTCGAGCGACCAGAGAATACAGCATGGCAGCATAATTCAACTCAGTAGGAGCTCCATAGATCGATTTTTTGGAAATATAGAAAAGAATCGGTTCAATGTCAAGAGTAGAGAAAATAGCCTCAAAACGTTTGGGAGGTTCTAAGTCGAATAATTCTTGTATATCAAATAGGCTTCCTTGTTTTATAATAGACACTGGGAGTCACCACCACCTCTTAAGTTTAGATCGCACTTAACTTATTAGAGATTTGGGGAGGTACTCCTTTTTCAATGCTATAAAACTCTTGAGCCCGTAGGGCTCTGATTTATGAAATTGATTCATTACGTGTTTTATAAATTCAATAGTTGTGCAATTGTTTGATTTTTTGGTCTGTAAATTACATGTTACAGCATAAAGATGAATGTGACGCTTTTGCTCTCGATGCTTTCAGCATAAATCCTGCCACCTAGCCTCTCAATAATCATTTTTGCTATAGAGAGACCCAAACCATAATTGCCGTTTTCATGCGTCCGCGCTGTGTCTTTACGATAAAACCTGTCGAACAGCTTAGGTAAATCCTGCTTGGATAAGCCTTCACAACTGTTTTTAATAGAAAAGACGATACGCTTTTTTTCCTTTTTTAAGCTTATTTCAATTCGGCCATTTTGTTCGGTATATTTTATTGCATTATCCAACAAAATTGTAATGACCTGTTTAATCTTATCCATATCGCTTTTTATCATTACATCAGGTTCTATATGCTGAATAATCGTAACATCCTTCTCAAAAGCTACGGCTTCCATTGACAAGATAACATTATTCACGGCTTGACTTATATCAAAAGAAAAATATTGCAGTTTAATTTCCGCATCATCATTCTTTGCCAAATATAAAAGTTCATTTACAAGCTTAATCATTCGTGTTGTTTCAGCCTGGATATATTCCAGCCATTTTTTCTGGCTTTTAATTGTTTCGTCCTCGTTTGTCATCAATGCGTCATAATTAGCTGAAATAATTGCTAAGGGTGTTTTTAATTCATGTGAGGCGTCCGCTATAAATTGTTTCTGTTTATCCCAGAAATCAGAAATAGGCTTGATAGCTCTGTTTGCAAAATAAATACTAATTACATAAATTACAAACAGCATAACCATTCCCACAGAAAGAAACGTTATAAACAGACCTGTAAGTGTTTTGCTTGTTTCAGTTACATCTAAAAATGTAATCTGATAATTATTATTTTCCTGATTGATAGCATCGGGATGGTCCACACCCCATGTTTGCCCACCGTCTGTTGAATATTTCGTAACATCTTCCATTCTTACCATTGCGCTTCCGTTCATATTTCCAGGCGATATTCTATACATCCACTTTTTGCCGTCAATATTGATAACGGAGTTATTTTTTTTATCATGCCACGCAAGTTCGGCGGCTTTTTCATATGTTTCATCTGCCATGTCGATAAAAGAGTTAATCTTTTGTATCACACCATTATCGTCAACCTGTATATTAAATGACATAGAGTAATTTAAAGAGATGGAGACAACTTGAGAGTCCCTGACAGTTCCACCTATCTTCGTTTCAGTTCCATCTATCTTTTCAGTTCTACCTATCGTCGTTTCAATTGCATTGAAAGAAACAACTGGTGTCCGCCCGATAGATACAGCGTCCAGTTTGTTCAGGTTTTCGCTCTGAATGTTGTTATACGTAATGAAATAAATAGCAGAAAAAGCCGTTATCATCAATACCGATATGATCGACATATTAAGTATCAAGAATTTATTCCGCAATTGTTTAAACATAACTAAACCACCCGCTTACCGTATCTATTTTCCGTTTTACTTAGACTTTAAACAATACCCCGCGCCTCGCATGGTTTGTATGGACACACATGATTTTAAACTGCTTAATTTCTTCCTTAAAAAAGAGATATACACTTCCACATGGTTGTCCTCGGCGTCCGTTTCATAGCCCCAAATCTTTTCAATAATGCTATCTTTGGATATAATTACGCTTTGTCTTTGAATTAACAATTCCAGTAACTGGCATTCTTTCAAGGTTAATTTAAACTCGCTTTTTCTGCAACGAAGCGTAAGGGTATGGGGGTTTAACTCAATATCGCCATACTTTAAAACGTTATCACAAAACTCGCTTTTCCTGCGTCCTAATGCCCTTAAACGCGCCAATAATTCCTCGGTTGGAAAAGGCTTGGCAAGGTAATCATCGGCACCGCTGTCAAGACCGGTCACTTTGTCTGAAGTTTCCCCTTTGGCGGTTACTAGTATAACAGGGGTATCTATACCATTCTTGCGCAATTCTTTAAGCACAGCTATTCCATTCATTTTTGGCAACATAATATCAAGAATGATGATATCGTATATGCCGGAAAATCCACAATCCAAACCGTCTTCACCATTAAAAGCCAGATCAACACTCCGACCATTATAGTAACAAAATAAAAACTGGATATTTTATCTTTGTTATGGATATATTTTATTTTCTTTCAATAATACAAATATTACTTGTTTTTCCATTGTTTTAGCTCCTTCAGGCGCGGTTGTTTTCTGTGTTATAATAGTAATTGTATTATTTTCAAACCCGACCTCAAAGCATGCCTTAAAGCAACCATAACGCTCGTCAAGTGTTATGGTTGCTATTAATAGATAGATGGGAATATTATTTCGTTTTTAATTTGGGCGCTGTTTTACTCCAGGTTTTACCGCCGTCTGTTGAATAAAGCGGAACGTCCTTTTCCATGTTAATCATGAGGGATTCAGAGCGGTCTTTATCGCCCACAGATCCGTTTTCGAAGCCATATCCTTCTGCATCAATAAATCCGGACGTATCAATAGCTCTTTCCGCATCAGTAACTCCTTTCGCTGTAGTGTCAAAGCGGTCTGCAACTTCGACTTTTGTACTGCCATCTTTGCCCATGGTGTATTTGAATGCTTCGTCCGTAGAAATTGGTGTAATTTTGTTCCAGGTTTTGCCGTTGTCTGTTGAATAAAACGAAACGCCATTTTCAGTTTTTACCTGAAAACTTATTTTTTCTCCACTTTTTGGTGTGGTCGCCGCAAAAGCTGCAGTTGGTACCAAAACTGCTAGTGCTAACGCCCCAATCATCCATTTTGATGCTTTTTTCATTAGAATCAAACTCCTTCATAGGTAATTTTTTTGTAATTTTTTTGTAAGCAGCTAACTTACACATTTATTGTAATTCCTGAACCTTAATTGAACCTTAAATAAAAATTTTAGTTATGAGAGCGAACGTCCGAATCCCTTATATTCGGACATTTCTTTGTTTTGATTCACCTCTTTCTAACTTTTATTCTGCGGCTCCTGTCCACTCGCAATCCTTACCCGATCAGCCAGATCCCCAAGGTATTCGGCTTGGTCCTTCATCCCCATTGCGTCACTTACTTTCCATTGTGTTCTCAATACTAAAATGATCTCATCTGCTAGCATTCGATCCACCGTTGTTTCCTCCTTGTCATACTGAGCTAGTCCGTACTTTTCGATCAACCCAATGAGCTTACCTGGATAGCCCAGGGCCGAAAACACCATAGCGACCACTGGAGCGTATTTATTAGGAAACCCAAAGCCCTTAGCTACACCAGTAAGCGCCGCGACAATGGCCGCTAATGTAGCAATGTCATAGGTCATAGGTCATATCCTTAGTTCCGTTTTCTCTTCCATTATAATTATTTCATCTTCTGCTGATTTTTCAGTATTCAAATCCATATAATTTGAGGTTAATTCCACTTTCTTGCTAGCCTTTCTGTAGTAATCAATAGATTTATACTTAGCAATGGCACAAACCCATTTCTTGAAATCAGTCGATTCTCCATGGAATTTTTCTGAATTGTTCCATATTGAAAGAAAAATATCGTTTATACATTCTTCTATGACACCATCATTCTCCAGAGGGAAGAGAACTTTATAAGTTACCCCCTTTATTAAGGGCAAATATTTATCAACTATAAATTCTAATGCGTCTTCTTTTTGGAGCTGCAATCGCTGTATAAAATTTTTATTATTAGACTTCATGAACAATTCTCCTTATTTTTGTAAAAGCTTTTACACCTTATACAACGTATAAAAAAAGATTTATTCTCACATTTACAATAAAATATTTTTATTTTGGAGAGTGACACTTGCCCATCAAGCCAAGATAATTACTTATCATCATGCTAGCCATCAAAACATCTCCTTAAATACGAATGTGAGTTCCTATTTTATTTTATTATATGGAAATTGTGCAATGGTTAGAAATGGTATTCGCAAGCAAGAACCCCCTGCCAGTTATCTGGGGCTTATTTCCTAAAAGTTTACTCCATTATGCAAATCTTATGGTTACATAGGTAAATCTGGTGGAGGAGTCCTGGAAAAAAATTGTTTTCTTTACATGGTTAATAAATTCTGTTAAGGACCCAAAACAAGGAGCTTATCGTTACATTAAATGTCGAGTTAAATAAACTAAAAAATAGAAGAGTTTCATGTGATAATTGCGACTCTTCTATTTTTAAATATGAATCTGATCAGCACCCACGCGATAAAGTACAATTGTTTTAGGGAAAGACAAATCTAATATATTAATTGAAGAGGTTATTAACATGGACATTCGTTGGCATAGCGAAAATATTGCTTTTGAAACATTAAGGGAAGCAGAGGAATGGGCACATTCAATAGCTAATGAAATCTATGGGCGAAACTATGAGGGTTATATCACCCCTGATTATAAAATAGCCTACGTTCTTAGTTTTCGATTAGCTGAAGTTAGTGAATTCAGAGTACACACAAAAAAGGATTTAGCAAATGATGATTCTGTTGTTTATAAGGTATGGGTGACATTGAACTAAAAGTTGCCAACCTGTTTACATTTTTATCTAATTGGCGTTTAGCTGTTCGTGAAAATAAAACAAAGCCCTCCAACGGTTTATGAACTGCCCCCAGTCGTAGACAATGGAACAACAAAAAGATCTGACACCAACTATTTTCAGATGGGTTGGTGCCTTTCTTATGCTGCTGAATTTTGAAGATAGTGCCTGTATTCCAAAGGCGATAAAGCCTTGTAAACAGTAAAGTCGATAAATCAGGATTTTAGAAAAACACTCTAGTTAATTGACTTGTTCATAACTAAAATTTTAAACAAAACGAACGTTATTAGGTATGAAACAATGAAATATTTCTTAATATAAACGAACAATTTCTTAATATAAACGAACAATTTTTATATATTTATAGTTTTTACTCGTATTTTTTGTATTATGAAATTGATTCAGTTAACTGCTTACAAAAAAGGTGTAGGGGGATGTTACTGATGGTTGTTAAGTTTCTTTACCATTCGACGAGGATATATTGATAAACTTGTGAATTAAGCAGTCACCACCTACGCTTTTTGCTTTCAAAATTTCAGAGACGTCATAAAGAAAAACTTCATTTAGAGAGGGAGATGCACAATGAAAAAAAATGGTATAAACAGGCGGATCGATGAGTTGGACTACATTCGTGGCTTTGCATTATTGGGAATCATTTTAGTGAATATCCTGTCTTTACTGATGATTAATATACCGTCCCCAAATACAGTGGATGCCAGCTACCAACGATTTTTATTCTTATTTATAGAAGGGCGTTTTTTTACAATCTTCTCATTCTTATTTGGTGTAGGTTTCTATATTTTTTTTACAAAAGCCGTTGATAAAGGGAAAAATGGATATGTTCTGTTTTTACGTAGATTGGTTGTATTATTTATTTTTGGTATTATTCAATCAAAGTATCATCCAGAGGAAATTTTAACAATTTATGCAATTTGCGGATTACTTGTTTTACCTTTCTATAAGGTGAATAAGCGAATTAACCTCATCGTTAGTATTATGGGTATTGTTGCATGCCCTTTTATTGGTGGAAAAGTTTTATGGACATTTCCATTAATGTTATTAGGTCTTGCAGCTGGGCAATATCGTGTGTTTGAAAATATTTCTCAAAAAATAAAAAACGTCGCTATTTTTACGGTTATGATGTTCATTTTAAGTGTAGTTGGTTTATGGTATCAGTATAAATATGTTCCTGCTGAACCTTTTGTTGGAATGATATTGAAGTTTGAAGGTGGTACTGTGGATCAAGCCCAATCCCAAGCAAATAAGTTCTTGTCTATCGGATTAGGGATAGGACCAATTGTTTCCGCCCTATATGTTGGTGTAATACTTTTATTATTACAAACAAAAGTATTTCAAGTTTTATTATCGCCGCTGAAATATTATGGTCGTATGGCACTTACAAACTATCAAGGACAAGCTGCGATTATTTTGATTATAGCTAGTATGTTTACTTTCTCAAAAAACATGACTTACATGGATACTCTATATGTATGTATGGCAGTCTGCATAATTCAAATGATTTTTAGTGCCATTTGGTTGAAATTCTTTAAAATGGGTCCGTCTGAGTGGATTTGGCGTGTGGTTACGTATTGGACGATTCCGCCTTTTAAAAAAAAATCATCAACAAGAGATTAAATTGTAGCCTATGTGAATCAATTTCATAAAGGCTTTTTTCAAAAATGATTAGACTATCCCTACGGGATCTATGCTGTTTTTTTGAAAAAATTAAGCTGCTACTTTCATCTTACTTGCCAGTTCCTTACGAATTCGATCCACTGCTAACTTGGATGCATTATAAACAAGAGTAACCAAATCAAAATGGACTTTTGCCCTCTTTCCTGTGCGATATCGGACATTGTTTAGCTGAAAAAACTCCTTCAAATAAGCATGTACTCGCTCCACAGCTGTTCTCTGGTTATAGAGTTCTTCCCACGTTTTTGTTCCTCTGGCTGGCGCGGTGTACTTTCGAAGATCGGTTTCAGCCTTGATTTTATAGACTTTTTGACAGAGAGAATCTTGAGACAATGGACAGTCTTTACATTCTTTTGGGCGTACAAATTTCAACGTTTTGTACTTTTTATCATAACTGTCGTAACGATAAGAGCATTCTCGAACACAAGTTGGCGCAAAATGTGAATCGAACCCAATCATTTCTCCTTCATTCCGCTTGTTGTAAGCAACAATCGCTTGTGCGTTCATTCGTCCAATTTGTTGATAGATCGGGACATAGTCATATCCCGCATCCATGATTGCATATCGCATGTGATTGGGCAGGACAATTTGAATTCCTTTCAACAAAGGAATCGCTGCTTTCCCATCGTTCATACTTCCAGAGGACATGAGGGAACAAAGAATATATTGACTTTTCGTACTGACTGCAAGATGAGCTTTGTATCCAAACCAAAACATGTTCTTTCCATCACTATTTTTCTTAATTCCCCAATCAGGTTTGATAGGAACTTGGGACCGTAGGTCCTCCAACGTCACATCCAGTTGAGCTGCAATGGTTTTTTCATATAAGGACTTCTGGGCTTCCTTTTCTTGCTTTTGCTTGTCGTAGATATCTTTTTCTGCTTTTGATTTACGTCCGCGTTTTTTCAATTCTGGTTTCGTCTTTTTTTCTTTTGCCACACCACGATCACGGGATTCAAAATGGGTTGCATCGATGGCAATTGCTTCATCGCCTATGAACCCTTCCTGAATTGCTTGCAAGAGTAACTTGTCTTGGACTTTTTCGAGGTGTTCTGTTTCAGAAAGCTTATGAACCAGACGAGAGTACGATGCCTCGGAAGGAAGACTGTCACAAAATAGAAAACCGCATTCCATTCGAAAGATAAAGTCATGTTTTAAACGTTTCCGCAAATCTTTCACAGTGGGAATCCGTTCTACGATTCGAGCGACCAGAGAATACAGCATGGCAGCATAATTCAACTCAGTAGGAGCTCCATAGATCGATTTTTTGGAAATATAGAAAAGAATCGGTTCAATGTCAAGAGTAGAGAAAATAGCCTCAAAACGTTTGGGAGGTTCTAAGTCGAATAATTCTTGTATATCAAATAGGCTTCCTTGTTTTATAATAGACACTGGGAGTCACCACCATCTCTTAAGTTTAGATCGCACTTAACTTATTAGAGATTTGGGGAGGTACTCCTTTTTCTATGCTCAAAAACGCTTGAGCCCGTAGGGCTCTGATTTATGAAATTGATTCATGTTATAAACAATCGGGTATTTCACGTTATTACAAAGCTTAAACAAATTAAAAAGAAGCACGAACATTAACGTAAATGATCACGTATAATTGAGTTCGGAAAAGAAAAACCGCTATTTCCTTAGAGCAGAAAATAGCGGTTTTTCTATGTTTCGTGTGGCTATTAAGTTGATTAACAACCTTGTCCAGCTCTCGTCTAGTATTAGGACCATAAATGCCATCAATTTCGCGTGGCAAATGAACACTTTGAAAATAAGCGGCTAAGAGCTGTACACTACTGACAGAGCGCAGCCCACGTATTAGGGCCGACAATTCCATCAACGCTTAACCCTTTCGAGCGCTGGAACACTTGCACCGCACTCTTGGTGGCTGAACCGAACTTACCGTCTACATCAATTTTCGCTCCACCAAAGCAATTTAGCATACCCACCATTCAACTTAAGAACAGTAGACTTTATTATTAATAAATTACATATATTATCAATATTAAGGTAGCAAATAAAAATCCTTCCGGTGGTTTAATTCCTTCAGGAAAGTTATATTGGCATAAACTGTTGACTTCCGTTTACGGAATAAATACAATCAAAGTGAATATTCCGATTACGGAAATAAGGGTAGATAATTGACAGGAAAACAAAACCCGTTCGAGGGTATTATTAGCACTAAAAGAGCAGCTCAAATTTTAGGGAAGTCAGAGAGGCAAATACGTAACGATTGCAAGTCTGGAAAGTTAAAAGCTCAATTACTAGAGCCAACTGATCCTAAATCACCATGGATGATTTATCTTCCTGATGATCGGAAGGGGTCCGGTTTAATCTAGTCGAATATTTAAGATCAAAATAAAAGGGTGGTTGCTATGAAGTTTGGAATGCGTAAACCAAGTTTCAAAAAGCGTGTAGCAGCTAGGACAAGCCTAAAAAGACAGTTAGTACATCGAGCTGGGCTGAAGATGCCTAGAGGTTGGGGATGGCTCAGAAATCCTAAGAAGTATGCTTATAATAAAGTTTATAACAGAACTACGTTTGATATATTTAAGGTGATTAAGAAGCTGTTTAAATAGCAAAAAGCTCTCCAACGGAGGCCATCCGTCAGAGAGCTTTGTTTTTCTGTTCCCACAAGCAATACATTGTATGTAAATCTAAAAGGTACTGTTAAGTTTCCACGATGGCCATGATATTATGCAACGGTATCTACCAAAACTCTTCATCGTTTTTCAGTTTAACTTGTGCGAACTGTGAATCGAGCTTCTGGAAATCATTAGCTAGTTCATTGGCCTCCGATTTTTCCTGATCTCGAACCATCAGGATTTACAGTTTCTTGAATTAAACCTTGTGATTTTAATTCATTGTACCTTTGCTCCGCTTCTGCCTGTTCCTCTGGTGATATGTCTCCCATTTCTATAGTTTGCTCATGGTAAACGGCGTCATGTTTATTATCATGTTTATCATCGGCTCGCTCCTGAATTAGCATAAAAGCCGCAGCTGGAACAATGATGGCAAGTGCTAACGACCCAATTATCAACTTTAATGGTTTTTTATTCATTAGAATCAACCCCCCATAATTAATTTCTTTGGTAAGCAGTTAACTTACAAATTTATTGTAATCCCTGAACCTTAAATGAACCTTAAATGAACCTTAAATGAAAATTTTTGTTATTTCATGATCTTTCTGACTCCAATCCCGCGAATATCCCGTGCATATATGTCAGGTTTTCACTATCCTAAGAAATGTAAAAAAATTTCTGAAATGCTTTTATCATTTGTAAAAAAGCACATAAATAGCCAACGTAGGAACGCAAGTCTTCGGTTCGACAGAGCTGGTATTGTTGGTAAATAAATGAAATTATTTAACAGTCCCACAGGCAATACCATGTATGTAAATGTAAGAGGTACTGCTAGGCTTCCACATTAACTACATCCTCTACAGGTATCCACCAGAAATCCTCATCGTTCTTTAACTTGATCTGTTTAAATGTAGAATCAAACTTTTCTACCCATCCCCAAGCTACTTTAAATAGACCACTTTTAGTTCTTACATTAATCCTATGGATGCTATTACATAATTTTATTCTTATTTACAAAAATATACATTAAAGGTAGAATGTTAACAAATATCATGTTTTATTAATTTAGGAAGGGGATTTGTATGGCGGAAAGTTTAACTTTCTTAACATTTGGTGAACTTATAAAAGATAAAAGGGCGGAATTAGGCATAAGCTTGTCTGAATTAGCAAGACTGAGTGGGGTAAGCAAGGGCGTCCTTTCTAAAATTGAAACAGGTGAAACAAAACGACCAGAACTAAGTACACTAAAGTCATTACTGGAGGTTCTAAAGTTTCCTTATGATGAAGTAATAGAATACTATGTAGAGTCAGAAGATCGTATCAATGTTTTAAATGCCTTTTTGTCAGAAGCAATTGAGATTTCTCACCTCTCTTTGATATCGAAAGTTGCTAAAAAATTTTTAGCATCTCCCCGCGAAGACACATATAATCTACTAGAACGTCTGTACGAACTTGCTGATACTTGTACTTGCAATGAAGTGAAACTCTCACTCTATGATGCAATAGTCCAGTATGCCCGACAACATGGGGTACCAAAGTATATAGCAAAAGGGTTGTTCCAAACATACTTTATTACTGTTCGGGATTTAGATCGTTTAGAAGAAGTATTCAAATTAGGAGAAGAGGTTTTATATTATAAGGAGTTTTTGAACCAAGAAGAAAGAATAAAATTCCTGTATAGAATGGCATTTCTTGCACATGATCTTAAAAAGTATGAGAAGTGTATTCAACTTGGAAGGATGGGACATGCCGAAGATACAACAGAAAATGAGAATAAGGAAAGGGTTGCTTTAGCGATTTGTAACTCTTACATGTTTGAAGAAAACTACGATGAATTGGAGAAACATCTCCAGTTGTATAAAAAATTAGGTTATAAATTTATACTTGATCGTATTAAGTTTTTTCGAGCTATCATTCTTGCTAGAACAGGGAATGAGAAAGAGGCAATCCCCCTATTGAAAGAATGTGTGGCAGAATCGACTGAAAATAATCGATTACATAGAGTAAACGAGTTAGTCGAAGCGTTACTTAGAATTAATGATACAGATTCACTCCAACATATCTTAGAGCAAGAGGAGAAAAATACCACAGTTAAAATAAATACTCCTTATAAATATTCTGAATTAGGTAAATACTTCAAACACAAAGGAACGTTCCTAGTAGAACGTGGCTTGTTCAATGAGGGAATGGAAGCATATCTTCAAGGCATGCATTTCTATAGTACTATTAATTCCTTGAACGGCATTGCAGAGTGCTCTGAAGCAATATACATCCATCATTGTGAACAAAATAAGGATTTGCAATTAAAACTTCTGAATAAACTACGGGAAGTATATAATATGGTAAATAAAGGATTCAAAAGGGGAGATATATAATGAAGAAGTATTTGGCTATATTCGTAACTGTTTCATTTGTAATTTGCTCTCTTTTTACTGCGATTAATTTCTTTGATTTGGAAAACAATGGGGAATATGCAGCTATAAAACCGAATCGAGATGACCCACAAGGATAAACGCTTTTCTAAAATTTTTGAAATAATATCATGTGAAAAATATTCAACCCGACCCGATCAATGGACATCGATAATCCATCAATCGGGTCTTTTTCTTGGATATAATTCGACATTCAAATTAAAAAAATGATTTTTTTGTCAGAATATATATAACGTTTCATAAAATTGTAAATATATAGGTATAAAGAAACAGTATGGTAAAATAATACATAGGAGGAAGAAAGGAGGCGATTGTAATTAGTGTATGTGTTTCAATAATACAAAGGGGCGTTCCCCCTGTCGCTAAACTAACAGGAACACCCCCACCTTGAGCAACAAAAAAAGTTACTCAAGGATATTCTACCACTCATTTACAGGATAAGAAAACAGAAAATTTTCAATTAGTAAACGATTTACAGAAGCTTATAGAAGTCCTCCGTAAAGAGTTAGAGCATCGGTATTTCAAAAAAGGTTCATTTTTACATCCAGAAGTATTGCAGATGAGTCAACAACTAGATGAGTACATTGTTTCCTTTCAAAAGCTTACAAAACACTAAACTAGTTGTCGATGAGAATAAGCTGTACGGAAACCTGCGGAACCCTTTTGGGGATATAAACAGCCGTGTTTCAGCTATTCCTTTAAGGCGCTAGGAGGTTTTTCATTATGTTGATATGGGGTGACTCTTTTCAAGAAATTGAAATTGAAAGAACCAGCTAGAATATTACGAAGGCAAGAATTAAAACAAGAATGGTCTGAACGCCGTCTTGAGTTGAAAAAGGAAGCTAGTAGAACCATCTCGTCAATATCTGGCAATAAATATAACTAACAACTTCACGATTGGTTATATTTGTAATGTTTGTTATAATAAAACAATCGGAAAGGGGATTCTTTCTATGAAAAGAATTTCTTTAAGCGCACTTGCACTTCTAACCACACTAAGCATGTCCACATCTGCTTTTGCATTAACTGAAAATAATAGTAATCCTCCTATTAAACAAAGCGCAGAATATACTTACAACTACAATGGAATAACCTTTACAGGGCTTAGTCCATTAAAAGAAAATCAATTGCAAAGTATGTACAAAAGTCTAGTAGAAGGAAAAACACAAAAAATCATTCCTGATGGGCCGGGTGGTGCAGAAATTATTCATGGCCCAGAATGCACTAGCTATGATCACTCAATTGCAAGAAGTACAGCCAAGTTCATCCTTGCTTATCTGGCCGTTGCTGTTCCTGCTCCAATAAAAAATTGGCAAAAGGCAGGTATGGCTTGGTTATTAGATACTCTAACTGGTTGGTCTCAAGATGCATTCCAAGATACTCATGTAGGATATTGGGATTGGAAGGTTCGGGATTCTGATGACAAAGTGGATATTTATTATGTGACCATTGTTCGTTATAAAGACAACACATTTAAAAAAGTTATAGATGTCCAATACTATGAAGCTGATAGAGTTCGTTATAAATAAAAATTAATTATAGGAGGGAAAGAGGTGATGCATTTTCCTCTTCACCCTCCTATATTATGAAAGGAAGGAAAGTTTATTAAAGTAGAGAAATATTCATCGTGTTCCTATTTTATTGTTTTGGGTATACTCGTTTTTATTGATCGCTTACTACGGAATTCGTTCGATAATATTTATGTTCTCTTGCTTATCGACTTAGTTTTGTTATATTTATTGTTCAAATTAGCGGATAAATTCATTGCCCCATTCATTCAAAAAATTTGTACTAGATATCATATACATGTGCTAGTCATTTATATTGTTTATTTCCTGTTTTTTATTTTTGTTATGGCATAAAATCTAGTTATTATGAGAGCAAATGTCCGAATATAAGGGATTCGGACATTTCTTTGTTTTGATTCACCCCTTTCTAACTTTTATTCTGCGGTTCCTGTCCACTTGTAACCCTTACCCGATCGACAAGCTACCCAAGGGATTGACCATAGAAACGGATATTCACGAAATTTAATGCGAGGAGGCTATATCGAATATAAATACGGGCGAGTTGTCGGTATCTACTTGCCTAAACCCTATTTCTCTACAAGGAGGAGGGCATCCATCTTGCCAGCACATATAGAACGACACTTGAGGTACGGTGGTTCGCAAATCACCACTCCACACATTTCCAAAAGCGTCCTCTGCGTAGAAGAAGAACCTTAGCCCCCGGGTATCACCCTCCTTGATCGCCCTTCGCCTGCCAGGCTCAAAAGTCCACCAGCCAAACTTATTCCAACCATTACAGTTAGGATCAAAAAGGCTGAAGCAAGCAAATACAGTTCTTGAGGTATTGTTGCCAAAAACAATAGACATCGTCTTCGCTCCTTTCCTTTGTTAAACTAATTCACGATATATTATTATGAAAAATTTAACAACGGGTGTCTTACATCAAGTAAAGATAAAGTTATTTCCCCATGACGAAAAAATGATTTTAGCCAAAAGTAACATTTTTTCTTGGCGGAACCTTTTAAGAGTTATATGTTTTGAGGTGCTTGTCCACTTGCAACCCTTAGCTCATCTGCCAATTGCCCAATCCTCACAGCCTCATCCTTCATTCCCATTTGATTATAAAAAGCCCATTGCCCCTGTAAATGGCTGATAATTTCGTTCGCTATCTCTGGTTTCACTGTTGTTTCCTCCTTGTCATATGTAGCTAGTCCGTATTTTTCGATCAATCCAATAAGTTTACCTGAATAATCAGGATCAGTGGCATAACCACCTTTATGGATAGCATAACAAGCAGTCTTATAATCAGCTCCTAACACGCCATGATAGCGTGTAGGCTTGTCTCTTGTCCCATTTAGAATTAGCTTGGAATGGTCTGCAATAGATTCTCCCCAATTGTTGTAGGCTCGGAAATTAGCTGTTACCGTAGTCCACTGACCGTTGTAATTCTCCTTTGTAGGCATTGAGCAGACGCCTGCTGGACCCGTTCCTTTGATACCGAATAAGTTATTCCCTTGCTTGGTTAGTCCACTTTCTCCCCAAGCTGATTCTAGGATAGCCTGAGCAATGGTAAGGGATGCAGGTATCTTCGTTTTCTTCATGTCAGCTACAGCACTTGGTGCAATCTTATCTATAAAGTCTTGTGGTTTCATTGCTCTACATCTCCCTTTTGAAACGAATTTTTCACTCCTGAATGAATCCCAATAGCAACCGTTGCCTAAATAAAAGCAATCTTGCCAGCTTCGAGTAAATCGCCCCCGAACAGTAAAGCGTTGATCGCATTATAGGCTACTGCCATTACAACAATAGCGAGAGGAATGTAATCGTTTGGATACCAACTCCGTGTTTTCAGCCATGCCCCTGACGCCATTACTACCGCAATCACTAAACCGATCTCTATCATGTATCAGCCCACCTTTTCTTTTAGTTCCTGCAATTCGTTCTCTAGCCCATTTAAACTGCGTTCAATCTGCTGTAATGTTCCTGTGTTTCGTTCCAGTTGGATTACCATTCGCTCGTTATGTTCCATGAGCTTTGTTTCACGTACCTCGGCTTGTTTTACCAACCTTGTTTCCCGTTCTTTCCCCTCTTTTTTAGTAGAAAACAGTAGCCATACAAACAAAGCCGCAAATGGTCCTTGTGCCAGCATGGCATTAAAAATCCCTTCCTCCATATGTCCCTCTCCTCCACACCCCCTTGGGGCAAAAATGAAAGAGAGCCGCATAAACGGCTCCCCATGAAAGAACGCCTCTCCAGATTGGAAAAGGCGTTACTTAGCTAGTTCTTCATATCCCAATACAGTAAGTTGTCGCTTTACTTCTGGTTGGATTTTAGTTGGTACTTGGATATAAAATTTATCGCCATCCAAGATCAGGTATACGTAAATGTTTACATGTGTTCTAACAGAGTTTAGAAGAAGTCCAACAAAAACCCCCCCACCTTCACCAGCAGAGGTTTTTACGCTTCAATTACTCAGCATCCTTTGTAAACTGTTTCTTGTTTCGCATTTTTTCTAACAACTCCTGTAGCAGTTTGTTCACTGTATCAGCATCATCCGCATCAGCCGCTACTTTAATCTGTTCCATAATATCTAGCTTTTCCTGTCGTCAGCTAGAGTTATCGATAATCTTCAGGCACTTTTAAACCCATATCTTCGAGTTGCTCTTCGGTTATCAAACCTCTCTCAAATTGATCAATAATGTCCCCAACTCGTTGATATTCGTCAGGACTCATTTTGACTGGCTTTTGATTTGTTTCCGCTTCCTCCTGGTATTCAATCTTTTCAATGTCCTGAGTTAGCATAAAAACCACAGCTGGCACAATGACTACTAGTGCTAATGACCCGATTATCCATTTTAATACTTTTTTATTCATTCGAATCAAACTCCTTCATAGTTAATTTTTCAACAAATAATTTTTTTGTTTTTTGAATCAATTTCATAATACAACAAATACGAGTAAAAAATATAAGTGTTCGTTTATATTAAGAAATATTTCATTTTTTCATACCTAATAACGTTCGTTTTGTTTAAAATTTTAGTTATGAACAAGTCAATTTACTAGAGTTCTTTTCTATTAATCCGATTTATGGACTGTACTGTTTACAAAGCTTTTTCACCTATAAAAATTGTATCGTTCTATAACAAAAGTGGCTGGTCGCAATAGCCATGATTGATTCACTCCCTTTCACAAGAATCAACAGCCAAAACAAAAACGCCTCTAAAGCTCTTTTAATCAGCTTCATTGGCGTTCAATTGACTTTCAACTTTATCTCTAAGTTGCTTAGGTACTTGCTCCAACGTTTTGTCACCTGATTCGATTAAGGAACAGTAGATCGGAATCATTGAATCCATTAGTCATTACCTCCTGATTGTAATTGTAAAAATTGTTCGAACAGATCTGTTACGGCAATCATGATATTTGTAACCCGCTTGTTTGACTCTAAATTTTTCTCGTACATGTCTGTGACAGTGAGCATTAAATCCCGTTTTTCTTTTTCTAGTTGGTCTACTTGATCTAGCAATTTCTGTTTTTCTTTCTCTAACTGTTCTTTTTCAGCACGCAATTTTTCTAAATTAGTTGATTTTGCAATTTCCAGACCGTATCACCTCACTTTAGTCAAAAGAAAATCCAAACGCGTCAAATTCGATTGGTCCTAAACTGTCATTCGCAAAAACGGTGATCCTCACGTTTAGCCCCCATTTCTCTGCTTGCTTCACCCGATTTTGCAACTCAAGGTAATCCCTGTTTACAAACGCTTGTGTCATATCTTCCCATGTGGGTGATTCATCCGCAGCATTGTTGCTTACCTCTACCAGTAGTCTAGATGGAGTAGCACCATCCTCGGCTATCTTGTACACAGCATTCATTACAAGTCTTTGAGCTTCTACCTTATCTAAAATAGGTTCTTTTAGCTGGAATTGTAGGACATTTCCTACTCGGATCGATTGAGTTTTAGACCAGTTTCCAGTCGCTCCTGTTGTCCCGTCTACACCAGCCATGCGCCAATACATAGTCCTATTTCGTACTAAAGGTATTTCCTCAATCATATTAAATCGTATCTTTTTCCCTTTAACCGTATCGTTACTTAATGTGTAATCGTCAAACGGCTGCCACTCATGGCCATCGTAATAGCTCCAGTTTTTATAATTTGTTTTGCTATTGTATACACGCGTATCGTGGGTAAATTGGTCATCCTCTGCGATCTCAATAACAAATCCTTGTCTATCATCCTCAGGATCACTACCGGCTATTGCTTCGAAGATCGGTTTTATATCTGTCCGATAAGTATCAACAGGCAAGGTCAGTGTTGGAGCAGTTGGTGGTGTGTTTGTGATGAAATATTGTTTTGGTGTCCATTCACTCTGTAAATGTTCTGTTGAATTCACCTGAACTGACCAACTATAGAGCTCACCTGCTTCCAATGTACCTGGACTGTCAACACCAAACTAGACAGATTTCTTAAGTGCTTTCTGTTTGTAAACGAGTGGACTCAGATACCCCAATGTCGAGTGAATTCTTGTTTCATTAAACCATTTTACGTACGCCCCTAATTCTTGCTTCAACTGTGTTAGTGACTCAAACCGTCGATTCCTTACAAACTCCGTTTTGATCAACTTAAAAGTCGCTTCTGCGACTGCATTGTCGTAGGGGCAGCCTTTCATGCTTAGCGAACGCTTGATTTTGAATGTACGGATGACATCATCAATCGTGCGATTGGTAAACTCACTGCCACGATCCGTGTGAAATAGCTGAATTTGACGCAGGTCTTCTTTTACGCTTGCAAAAGCCTGATAGACGAGTGTGGCATCTTTAAAGGTTCCACAGCTATAACCAATAATCTCACGATTAAACAAGTCCACGAGTAGGCAGATGTAGTGCCATTTGTTTGCAACTCGGACATACGTCAAATCGCTCACAACCGCCTCTAGTGGTTCATCTTTTGTAAACTCGCGGTTCAATTCGTTCTGAATCAGTGAATCGTTACACGGCGACTTATGTGGTTTATACTGGACAACCGTATACACCGATACAAGACCGTTTTTCTTAATCAAACGACCAATGAGCCGTCTAGAAACGATCCATCCTTCTTTTTGTAGGGTTGCCTTGATCTTTCTGGTTCCATAAACGCGCTGATTCTCATCAAAAATACAGATGATCGCTTGCTCCACCTCATCATCGCTAGATGATCGCTGGCTACTTTCATAATAGTAGGTACTCCGATTCACCTTGAGGACGGTACACATGGCAGACACGGAGTACTTATGTGCATTTTGTCGGATAACGGTTATTTTCGTCCGAAGATCAGCGCTGCTTGCTTTAAAATATCGTTCTCCATCTTCAGTCGTTGGTTTTCCTTACGCAGCTCCATGAGTTCCGTTTGTTCTTCTGTTCGGTTGTCCTTTTCTTTGAAAGAACCTGTTGTTCTACTCTGTTTGACCCAACGGTCAAACGCAGATGCACTCAGATCATATTCTCTTAAAATATCTGCACGCGGTTTCCCATTCTCGTAAAGCTGAACCATCTGTTGCTTGAACTCGTCTGTAAATGACCGACGCTCACGTTTTCCCATGACATTCTCTCCGTTCCATGTCGATTTGATTTCAATCTACTAGACCTTAAGAGAATTGTCCAATTCAGTGTAGCCGATTCAACATCGCCACACTCTCCACATGTGTCGAGTATCCAGTGAGAACACCAAATTTTGCGATATGCCCCTACCAAGGAAAAACTCCCCATATCGCATTGTATAGAGGCTATTACGCAGCAATACGTATATAATGATGTATTTTGTTGCGGAACATTTCTAATATCTGACCTGATATTCCGCACCAAGCACCACCGATTACTAAACAGAGAGGAAGCGAAGCTATGTAAATTTCAAGAAATAGGAGTACTATTTTAACTCTTTCCATTCAAACATTGGATCAAGTAACTTCAAGACAATTATTCAAACATCCTCTTTATAAATATAAAATCACAAACACACGTTCGTATTTATCTTGAGATTTGAGTTAATAAATGTTATGCTTATTGTCGAAAGTAGGGTGATTGTATTGATAACATCTAATACGGATAATAACATTCTTAATATAGGATATGATAAGCGTTGTGACTGTCCACCGAAACACCTTAATTGTATGACGGGAAAAGAATGGATTCGTTCACAGCTCGGAGTTTGGCGTTTTACATATGAGAAACGCGATATTCGAGATAAAGAATTACATCCAGCAACATTTCCAATTGCTCTAGCAAAACAATGTATAGAGTTATTTACTCATAAGGGTGAGTTGGTCGTTGATCCATTCGTTGGCTCGGGCACAACTTTACTGGCTTCTCAAGACTTGGGAAGAAATGCTATTGGTTTTGATTTAAAAAAAGAGTATATTGATTTATCTAAAATGCGCTTGGAGAACAACAAAGATTTACTAACAGACATCGAATGCCAACAATTTGCAATTAATGATGATGCTACTAACATTGATAAATATATTCCTCGTGACTCCGTGTCTTTATTTTTTACTTCTCCTCCGTATGCAAATCTGCTTAACAGAAAAAGAACAAATAAGAGCAGAAGAGACAGGAAGAACGAACAGTTTTTAAAAGTCGAACAATATAGTCAAGACCCCCGCGATTTGGGAACTATGGCGACCGATGATTATGAAAAAGCTTTGAAAAGTATCTATGGCAGGTTGCTTCCTTTATTAAAACCAAAAGGTCATTGTGTTATTAACGTACCAGATTTTTGGTGGGAAAATAAACGAATGACGCTTCACATATCAGTTGTTAATGCGCTTCGGGAAATAGGTTACGAATTGAGAAATACAATTATTTGGGACAGGACAAATATTGTAAATGGTATTGGAATTTTTGGTTATCCTTCAAACTACATTACTATGGGAACCACATTTGAGTATCTATTGGACTTCTGGAGACCAGAATAATTGCTAAAGGGGAAAAATCTTATGAATAAATCTGATCTTGTTGAAAACATAGATTGCAGGGAGTTGGTAAAAAAACTGGACATGGGAAGTATCGATCTATTAGTAACTTCACCACCTTACTGGGCAAAGAGAGTATATAATGAAGGAGAAGAAAGGGAACTCGGAGCAGAAGAAACACCAGAAGAATTTGTAAAATCACTGGCTGATTATTTCGAAATCTTTAAACCTTACATTAAAAGCGAAGGTAATCTATTTATTAATATCGGAGATACTTATTTTGGTTCAGGAGCAGGCGCTTGGTCCAAATATCTGGACCAAGAAGGTAATATTACACAGACACAAAAAGATAGAAAAGAAAAATACTTTACCACGAAACCACTACAACCCAAAATTAGACAAGATGGTAAACTATATCAAAACAAACAATTGTTGCTCATACCGTCGAGATTCGCAATAGAAATGCAGAGTAGGGGCTGGATACTAAGAGATGATATAATCTGGCGTAAACCAAATCGAATTCCAGCAAGTGTTAAAGATAGATTTAATAATACTTATGAACATGTATTTCACTTTGTTCAATCGAAGAAATATTTTTTTGATTTAGACGCTGTAAAAGTGCTTGGATCAAACGGTAATATGAAAAACCCTGGGGATGTCTGGGATATCAACACCCAACCATTAAGTGGAAGTCATACCGCAACGTTTCCAGAGGCACTTGTGGAGATATGTGTAAAATGCGCCTCTCCAGAAAATGGTTTGGTTTTTGATCCTTTTATGGGAACTGGTACATCATGGATTGTTTCCAAAAAACTCAACCGTTGTTTTGTTGGAGCTGAAATCAATAAAGAATTTTATGATTTTGCACATGACCGTTTTAATTCGTCATTAACTAAACCTCATCAATTTCACTTTTAAAATGAGAAGGTGAAGGCGTACAATGATCGCCTTCACCTTTTTCTTATAACAAACGTTCAATGTTTTTGTACAATTTATTGAGCTTGCTAACAGGAATTCGAAGATGTGGGCCACGATCATGAGGTCCGCGACTGCTATTGTATACTTGATCAACACACAAGTCCATTACCAAAATCCCATCATTAATTAATGCCGTAATATCATTGGTTTCAGTGAGCATATATGCTTCAACAAAATGAAACTGTTCATTAGATGAATTGGAAGTCCCTAAAGTATTAGCAAATGCTAGAACCATCTTTTGGATCTTAGTTAGATCAAGATCCCATGTGGAAAGATACTCATCTTGATAGTACAAATTGATCTCTGAAGCATTGTTTGCTTTTAAAGTGAGACCAAGACTATTCACTCGCCCACCCTTTATTGTAGTAAAGAGTTTTTTCTTTATAATATTAGGATCACGATTTGAACGCTTTATATAGCCAAATCGATCAAATAGTTCGACAACCGTATAACCACTTTTTGGTTTCTTGTGAAAGAGGGTTAAATTACTCTTTGCTTTACGATTTCGCATTCCTTTCAATTCATATTCCCCTAAATCCCCTAGACTAAGGTTGTTTTCAGTTACACCGAACTCATTTTCAAGGACTTGACCCACCACACCATCGTCTACCCTGAATTTGTTTGCAGGAATTGAAATATATCCTTTCTGATTAATCAGATGTAATTTAGCTGTTATTTCTGCTTTAGTCCATTTTTTCTTCATTCCCATTATCCTCCAGCAATTTACTTATGTGTATATCAAAAGCACTTGAAACTTTTGCTAATGTCATGACGGTTATGTTTCTTTTGCCGTTTTCCAAATTATTAATATAGGTTCTGCCTAGATCGGTTTTATCACCAAGCTCCTGTTGAGAAATGTTATTTTTCAAACGAAACTGTCTGACATTGTGCCCAATACACTCTCTTACATTTTTCATTCTTTTAACATCGGTTCTGTGTTCAGTAGAATCATCAAATAGCTGTGTTAAACTGACTCCTAAAGTAAAAGCAATCCTTTCAAGTACCAACATTGATATGTTATTGGTACCTGTCTCCACTTCGTAAATGAAACCTCTGCTTAATTCTGCATCATCAGCTAAATCGTACTGAGAGAGTCCCTTTTTTTGACGAAACATCTTTATTTTCTTAGCGATATGGGATAGTGTAAAATCCTCCAGATTCTCCTCCCTCTTTCCTAAATATCATTATTCCAATATAAGTTACCCCAGTTTCCTTAGTAGCGAAAAGAATATGTTTCCTATAAAGAAAATGATATCCACTCTATTTAACTAAATCAGCTATATATGAGTTACCCGTGGTAATTTTTTCGAAAAACTACTATGTGTGTGATTGTAGCGGAGAATCACAATTGAGATATTTGTATAAATAATGATAGAAACGAAATACACTAATGACTATCTTCCCCTGGCATCTTTGAGACAGTTTCACATCAGCAAGCGATTCTCATTTTGAACATAAAAAGCCCACTCTGAATGGTCAAAGCAGGTTGCTTGCAGCGCTTCATATCTCATTGATTATCAAACTATTCGCTTTGCTGACATAAAACATCATGTTTCAGTTAACCTACTGCTTCACATTCTTCACTAAACAGATATTGAATAACTCGTTATATCAGCAACTATAATATAAGTCTCCCCATTCTTATCATAGAAATTTCTAGGGGCTATGTTCACACCAAGTTACATGTATATAGATGTTAATTCCGTATTTATGTGTCTAATCTATAGTAGAACACATAACAAGGAGAGTGATTGTAATGATTCATCCAGTGAAAGAATGTATTAATAAAGTCGGATTGACTCATAATGCGTTTGCAGTGTTGAACGGAGTATCGCTTCAAAGACTTAAAGATTGTCTCTACGGCTATACATCATCCATTCCTGCAAAAATAATGAATGTCTTAGTTCAGTATGGTTACGATAAACAGAATTCACAAAAGCAATACCAACAGTGGCGATTATGGAAAGCAGAACAAGAATTACTTGTTTCTCCTGCCGCGATAGAAAAGAGGATTAATCCATGAAAAGACTACCATTAGATACTACTTTGAACTTGATGCGGCGAGAGAACGTTCTTGATCATGGCTTCGATCTTGACGAGCTTGTCCAAATCTTTGTCAAACACGTCAAAGACACGTTGTCAATGGAGCAAGTCGAACTAAGCCTTGCTTATTACCTCGCCAAATCCAAGCACAATGATGTCGTCCATCGAAATGAAGTATTAACGAAGGTTGCTCGCTTCCTTAATCAATACGGTTGGCAGTTATCCGATTATCATGCTGACTACTACAAAAAATATCTGCTGTTGTTTCGGTAA